TAACAAGTATTACAATTCCGAATAGTGTTACAACTATTGGCACAAGTGTGTTTCAAAGTTGCTCTAAACTAACAAGTGTTACACTACCAACTAATCCCAGTTTTACAAGTATTGGCAATAGTGTGTTCCAAAGTTGCGTTGCTTTAACAAGTATTACAATTCCGAATAGTGTTACTACTATTGGCACAAATGTGTTTCAAAATTGCTCTAAATTAACAAGTATTACACTACCAACTAATGCCAGTTTTACTACTATTGGCGCTAATGCGTTTGAAAGTTGCGTTGCTTTAACAACTATTACAATTCCAAATAGTGTTCTAACCATTGGCGCTTATGCGTTCGTCGATTGCACTTCTTTAAACAGTATTATTATTCCAAATAGTGTTACAAGTATTGGCGCAAGTGCGTTTAAAAGTTGCGTTGCTTTAAAAAGTATTACACTACCAACTAATGCCAATTTTACTACTATTAGAGATAATGCGTTCAACGGTTGCATTGCTTTAAAAAGTATTACAATACCAAATAGTGTTACTGGTATTGTTTTTAGTGCGTTTCAAAGTTGCTCTGCTTTAATAAGTATTACACTACCAACTAATCCCAGTTTTACTACTATTAGAGATAATGCGTTCAATGGTTGCTCTGCTTTAACAAGTATTACAATTCCGAATAGTGTTACTACTATTAACGCTAGTGCGTTCAATGGTTGCTCTGCTTTAGCAAGTGTTACTTTCAATGGTAATATACCAACAATTAGTTCAAATAATTTTACAGCTGCAAATGACACTGCTTATTATTATACAGGCGCTACTAATACAAGTAGATTATCACCATTTTTTACTAATATTGTAGTAATTGTACCCCAACCAGCGCCTGTTATCACTAGTATAACAACAGGAACAAGTGAAACTGCTACAATTAATTTTACTCAGAGTTTAACCGCAGGCGCAGCACCCATAACATCTTATCAATATAGCACAGATAGTGGTTCGACATGGGTTACCGCATTAGAAACAACAAGTCCCATAGTTGTTACTGGTTTAACAAATGACGCAACATATAATTTTGCAATTAGAAATAATAATGGTTTATATAGTGTGGCATCTAATATTGTTATTGCGACTATTTTGTCTTTACCCCAACCAGCGCCTGTTATCACTAGTATAACAACAGGAACAAGTGAAACTGCTACAATTAATTTTACTCAGAGTTTAACCGCAGGCGCAGCACCCATAACATCTTATCAATATAGCACAGATAGTGGTGCAACATGGGTTACCGCATTACAAACATCAACTCCTATAGTTGTAACTGGTTTAACAAATGACGCAACGTATAATTTTGCAATTAGAAACTATAATGGTTCATATAGTGCGGCATCTAATATTGTTATTGCGACTATTTTGTCTTTACCCCAACCAGCGCCTGTTATCACTAGTATAACAACGTCGAGTCAAAGTGCTACAATTAATTTTACACAAACAACTAATGAAGCGTCTAGTATAACATCTTATCAATATAGCACAGATAGTGGTACAACATGGGTTACCGCATTAGAAACATCAAGTCCCATAATTGTTACTGGTTTAACAAATGACGCAACATATAATTTTGCAATTAGAAACTATAATGATTCATATAGTGCGTCATCCAATATTGTTATTGCGACTATATTGTCTATCCCACAACATGCGCCTGTTATCACTAGTATAACAACCTCAACAAACGGTGCTGCCACAATTAATTTTACACAAACAACTATTGTAGCGTCTGCTATAACATCTTATCAATATAGTACAAATGGTGGAACAACATGGGTTACCGCATTACAAACATCAGGTCCCATAGTTGTTACTGGTTTAACAAATGGTTCAACATATAATTTCGTAATAAGAAATAATAATGGATTGTATAGCGATAATTCAAATGCTTCTACTATTACAATGAGTATAATTACTACTGCTACATTAATAGGAGCAGGTGAATTAACTAAAAATATTGTTGATAGTATTCCTGGCATTTCAAGTGTATCATTAATTAATATAAGTAATAGTTACACTAGTATTTCAAGTAATGCTTTTTTAGCATGTGTGGGTGATGTGAATATCAATTTACCAAGTAGTATTACTAATATCGGAGCAACCTTGATTCAAGGTGATGGTATGAGAATAGGACGAACATCAGGGATTGTCCAATGGCAAAGCACAAAACCTACACGAATATTCTCAAATACAGGTTCTTTCGTAAGAGCAAATACATTATTTGCTTAATAGGTTTTACTTTTATTTATAATTAGTTAAATTTTATTTTATTATACAAAAATAATTATAAAATAAAATTATAGTTACTTAATTAACGATTCTATTTTATAATTATTGTACTATTTAAGTAGCGTACTATTTAAGTAGCGTACTATTTAAGTAGCGTACATTAGACCCGCATTACCACCAACAAAGATAACCATATTTACTCTTTCTTCTATAACATACAAATCATAATTATATTCATAAATGCGCCATGTAGGTTTATTTACGCCAATTATTTCACCCGTTTCTGGGTTACAAATTGTCAACACTTGAGCATATGGATCAACCGGTGGATTAATCGTTACAAACTCAAATTCGACATTTGTAAATCTACTCATATTCATAGCTCCTGATGGTTGTAATGAATATGGAGACGTATCTAAACAAAAATTATAACAATATAATCCATCGGGAGCAAACCCATCTGTTCTAGTATATTTTTCAATATAATTATAAACCCCCGCCGGTAACATATTTTCTCTATATTGTCCGTCCAATAAAATACCTAAAGACACAAGAATATTTTTTAAATTTTGTTGATTATATATACCAGTTATCATTAATCCTGACAATGTACCGTCAGGATTTGTTCCAGGACCAATAAACGGTGGACCTGGAGGCACAGGATCAGGATTTGGATAATTTCCACCAGTTGGCGCCGGAATACTATCTACTGGCATATAATTATACGGCCAATTCGTGTAATTCGACCATTCATTCCGTAAATTAGCGTCACTCCTCTGAAAATAAAACATCCAACTAATTACCATACCAATGGAATCTATTTGTATCTTATTTTGACCAGTAACATTATAATACGGTTTTTCATAAATTTGTTTAATCAAATATTTCTGCTCGTTTTTAGCAAATAGTTTCGATTCATCATTAGAGAGAAAACAATAATTACAAACCAAATGTATATCGGCGTTCCAATTTGTTCTATTATCAACATAGGATGTAGGTCCCAACCTTTCATCAGGAGGCGTTTGTAAAAAACGATAAAATTGCATATAATATTGATTAAAATTCGGTGCAACATAAGGAAAATTATTCGTATAATCCATTACATCACGTATTCGAAAAATTTGATTAATCGGTCTAAACGTAACGCTTATATGGAGTTCATTATATTGTAGCGCTACTAAAGGAAACGCATTTTGTGTTTTTAGGTTAAACCAAGCGCCAAGTGGGATATACAATATTCTTCCCATAATAGATGGTTGTGCTCCTGCCGGATTATCAGTGTAAAAGGCGTTTGGATATGAATTCACATGAGTTCCCGCATTTGCCGGATTGTTCATTTCAGGAACATTACCAATCATTTCATTAAACAAGTCAATTTTTTGACCACTAAAATCTCTTTGTACCGACGCCAAAATATAACGACCTGAATATTCTTGTAATTTTTGGTTACCACAAGTAATCGTAATTCTATCAATCATTTGAGCGCCAAGGTTATCTATCCATTTGAAACCATATGGAGCCCATTGGGTATATACTGTGGTTCCATCTGATTGAACAACGGATTGAGGAGGGAAAATCGGACTCCAAATTGTCGGCATTGCTATAGAAATATAACAATCCATAAGAAGATCAGCGTATCGTTTTACTTTAAATACAAATGTAGATTCAGTCGTTAAGTTTAGTGTTGGTGTGCCTTCATAATCAAGTCTAAAAGTTTGTTTTCCAAAATTAGTATATTTTTTATATGTTGTCTTCCAAAATGTCTTCTCAGGGTTTCCATTTAATATAATATTTTGCTGTCCTTCTGAAACTAAATTTAATAATCCTCCAGGCATGCTATGT